TATACACTCATACTAAACGGCAAAATTGATATTCGTAAGTCGCAACACTTCGATCATGCCAAGTATCCAAATCCCAGGACCGCGTACGGACAAACCGCAGACGGTACAATAATTACTTTAGTCACTGATGGTAGGGGTACTAACGACAAAGGGCTTACTGCACAGCAAACGGCTGAAGTAATGTTAAGTCTCGGTTGTGTTATAGCTATTAATGCTGATGGTGGTGGATCGTCCACATTAGCCGCTATGCGTAATGGTAAGTTTGAACCAATTAATGATTTAGCCGGTTCCGAACGCCCTGTAGCACAAGGTATTGTGTTATATTCTAGAAACAACATAGTAATCGAGTATGGTAAAGAAGAAGCTAAGCGAAAGGTTGGTGTTGATATTGGTCATTCGGAGGATACGTATGAGCTCACTGGAGGAAAAGGTGTTAAGCTTCCTGATGGTGTGGCATTCGAAGAGTTCCATCTCAATCTGGACATCGGTCGTAAGTTAACTAAGTTATTACTTGACGATGGTCGATTCGATGTATATTTAGCACAACCGCTAGATAATACTACGGCTGAGATAGATATTAACAGACGAGTTAAATTCTACAATGATAATGCTTGTGAGTTTATATTCTCTATTCATGGTGACGCCCATTCGAGTACGGACGCTAATGGAAAGACTGCATTCTATGCATCTTCTAAAGGTCAGGATGCTTGTAATAGTTGGTTTGCCTTTACAGACATGATAATACCAGAACTTAGTCGCAGATCCATACACAAGTGTGTTAAGGGTACGTGGACTAGCTTTGGTATAGTACTCAATACAAACGGAGTAGCTATGTTGGCCGAGCATGGATTCTTCACGAATCCTAAAGATAGAGCTAACATGATGAAAGACGACTTTAGGACTAGATGCGCATATGCGGCATATTACACATATTGCAACTTCTTCGGGTTTAAAGCCAAGTCTATATATTCTGAGAACAAGCCTGTTATAGCACCAGAGCCAGTAGCACTAGTTCCAGACTTCAAAATGGAAACATTAAAATATCTATCAGCCAATAATTTAATCAACGATTTTGAACAATGGTCCAAGAAGTTGGATGAACCTGCTAGTAATTGGATGGTGTTTGAATTAATTAGAAGACTACACGAAAAACAGTAAAAATTAGAGGTTCCAGAAAAAAACGACCTCGTCAGAGGCGATTTAAGAGGTTCTAGAGAAGTCCCTAGATAGATTGGGTCAATAAGGGGGGTAAATGCCTTATATGGACAGCTAGGGGGCTTCTCGAGGACTCACCCAAAAACGGGCCTTTTTTAGGCCATATTTGACCGAAAAGGAGAACAATTATGAATATTTTAAGAAACGATTGGTTAATAGCAGCAATAAAGCGGGCACTTAAGACTATGGCTCAGACGGCATTGGGTATGATGACTATAGGAATGGCTGCCTCAGATATAGACTGGATTCATGTGTTGTCCGTATCATGCGTGGCTGGTTTATATTCGTTGGTTAGCAGTATTGCCGGATTGCCAGAGGTGCCTACGGACGGAGTACTACAAGTCGATGTGTCGGATCCTAGTATTGACAAATATAATTTAGTATTAGAAACTCCATTAGAAGATGTTAATAACATGAAGGTAATACATCTCAAAGTAGATAATCACCCGCGGTAAAAACATATCCTATAATGAAACTAAATTGAAAGGAGAATTATTATGAGGATATTTAATGAGAAGAAGAAAACGGTTGCGGAACTGGAGATGGAGAGGATTGGTGCTTTAATAGAAGCCCAGTACGATCACAACTCCGCTGAGTACAAGAAATTATGCGAGCTTTACAAGTATTGGAATGAGATATATTTAGCATCCACATCGGGTGTTGATAGGTTATCAAAAGATGCTCAAGCTCAGATAATTGCATATTTAGCTGGTTTGGGAATTGTAGTGGGTGCTGAAGCATTCGGACACATATTCAGATCTAAGGCAGTTAGCTTGCTCGCAAAGATTCGAGTGTAATTAAATTTATTAGTTTATTAGGGGTTGTGGAAACACACCCTCTAATTTTTCACGCGTAAAAAACATTCCATATAATGAAACTAAATTATAGGAGGATTATATTATGAAATATTATACAATTAAAGAAGCTTCGAGGTTATTGAATAGGGCAGAGGAAACTCTTAGAAGGTGGTGTAGGGAAGGTAGATTGGAGTATGTGATGTATTCACGGAAGGACGGATATAGAATATCTGAAGTAGAAGTGAATAAACATAGATGTGAAGAATTACCGGTAATACAACCAAGCGACGAGAGAGAACGAATCAATCGACTATTGGATCATATCGAAGCTATCAAAATTGAAATTAGTAATATATTACAACTTAAATAGTATTGGGAGCTTAGGCTCCCATTTTTCTCGCGTAAAAAACACTCCATATAATGAAACTAAATTATATTTTATATAGAGGAGGATTTATTATGATTATGTTATTGTTATATTTATTATTGGGGCTAAACTTGGTGGTGATCCGGAATAAGAATGGTCGATATGATAGTTTGGGTATATTTAAATACCCGGCTATGATGTTGGGTATTCTTACCGGACCGATCAGTTATGGATACTTAATAATAAACATATGTATAGCGTATTTCGTATTATCATTGCGAGCTATATTTAGAACTATATTTAGGTAGTATTGGGGGCTTATGCTCCCTTTTTGTCTCGCGTAAAAAACACATACTATAATGAAACTAAATTGAAATTTATTATATAGGAGGATTATATTATGAAAGAATTTTTTAGAAGTTACTGGGAGCTACAAAAGCAATCATTTACTTGGGTTAAGAAACATTGGATCGGATATTTAATATTCGTAGGTGTGATTACACTCATTGAATGGATCGTTATTTGGTTACTTTACTTCAAAGAGGACAAGAAAGAATATTCTGATTATGAAAGAACGGAAATTTAAAGAACAGGGGAGACTACGGTCTTCCTTTTCGTCTCGCGTAAAAAACACATACTATAATGAAACTAAACTAAATTATTTTTAAGGAGGAAATCATTATGGCGGCAGTATTATATTTGCTCGTATTTGTATTCGGAGTTGAAATAGTTAAAGAAAAGTTGGGAAAATAAACTTTCTCAATTTTTTCTGTCGCGTAAAAAACACGTTCTATAATGAAACTAAATTAGAAATGGAGGATTTATTATGGAGACAATTATATTGATGGCCATTCTAACAGTTGCAATTTTTGGTGGACAAGCATTTGTGTATTTTATAGACATGGGTGCTGAGAAGCGGAGAATAGTAACTGCTAGAATAATAGCAGAAAAAGTAAAAGAATTAATACAAACAGACATTGAAAATTATAGAGGAGGGAGAGCTTAGGCTCTTTCTTTTGTTTCGGGAGGATAATATGTTATATTTCATAGCACACTTAATATTTACATTTATGATGTCATTCGTAGAACCCGCACAGGTGGAAGTAGAGTATTACTATGTGGAAACTAACGTTATATACATTAACGATCTACCACGAGTTCCAGTAGTTATGAAAGAACCTAACGTAGTGCGTATGCGGGTCACAGGCTACGCACCACTCGATAATAAGAGCGGTATGTGTGCTGATGATAATCCTACCAGTACCAGTATAGGACACTATCCAAGCGCATCATACGCAGCCGTAGACCCCAAGAGAATACCTTATGGTACTAAGTTGGATGTTCCCGATTATGGTATAGTTGAGGCTGGCGATACTGGTGGTATATTACGTAATCATGAGGATTTATGTGTCGATTTATATTTTGATACATATGATGAAGCCATACAGTGGGGCGTTCGATATTTGGATGTTGAGATTTTAGAATGAGTACGTTCGCGTAAAAAACATGTTCTATAATGAAACTAAACTATATTTAAGGAGGAAAATATTATGAAATTTATTGGAAACGTTGTTATTGGTGTAGGGCTTATATTTGCAGGTGCTTTTGGCATGGCATATATGACATTACACGTGGCAAAAACCGATCCAGAAAAAATGAAAGAAATTCTGGGTATAGACTAGTTAATAGATTGAGAGCTTATGCTCTCTTTCTTTTGTTTCTCATGAAAGGGGGACATTATGAAGGATAATTCACAAAGAAAATTAACAAGTGAAGATTGGCAACGAATTGTTGATTTTATTAAATTTTCTAAATTACCAAAAGACGATGTTCGAGATATTGTACTTAGACATTTTGCTAATCAAAAAAATAAGGAGAGTGATGACAATGGATAGATTCCAATTAATGAAAATAAAGAGAACCATGCTCGGATTAACGCAGACCGAAATGGCTAAACGAGTATATTTTTCAAGACAACAATTATCAAACATCGAAGGTGGGAAGTATGCCGGTGAGCGTAGTATTGTTTGGTATGAAGAAACTTTAGATAATATGATTTCGGAGCATAAGTACGCTGACGAGTATATTTGTGCTTTGGCTATTTTGGAATGTATCGCGTAAAAAACATGTTCTATAATGAAACTAAACTTTATTTTTTAAGGAGGATTACATTATGGACGGAACTATTATATTATTGTTCATGGTCCTGGTATTCGCCGTTATAATCGGCATAATATCGGGATTCACAATTATTATAAGGGGGTTCTTCGATTTATTAAGAGCCCTCTTTACAAGAAGAAGTTAGTATAGAGATTGAGAGCTTATGCTCTCTTTCTTTGTCACTTATAAACCATATTTTAAAGGAGGACATCACTATGATAAAACAAACAATTACAGCATTACAATTAAAAGGAGCAATGAAACACAGCGGTAAATTCTTAGGAAAGGCACAACAAACACTCAAGTACGCAGAAGCAGTAAAACCTATGGGTCTGACACCCGAACAACTCGCATCAACTCAAGAATTCATGGCTATATCCATGGCTTTAGGATCTAGAATGACTAGGACTAAGTATATTTTAGTCGGTGCGGCTATTGGTAGTGCCGTATTATACGTTAGTTTAAGTGTTAGTTTTGAGGATTTGGAGGAGAGTGATGTTGAGTAGTTTAATAAAGTTGATAATAATAATAGGTTTTGGGGTTCTAACGTGGAAGATAAATTTAACACTATCTCCACATTGGCACTCTATATTATCATTCGTATTGTTATATTTGATAGTGTTATTACTAATTGGAGGAGGTTTAAAAGATGAATAGATTTGGATATCATGATGAAGACGAAGGGCCATTAGAGTTAATAAGAGCTGAGTTTACAATATCTCGATGGGATAAAATTAACATGGAGCGTGATGAATTAGAACATGTGGTCAAAGAAGCCATAGCTAGAGATATTGCAGATACTATACTTAAGTCAAAAAACTTTAGGATTATAGGTACCGATCAATTGGACGGTACACTTAAGTACGAATTAAATATTGGTGTCTGTAGTGAGGAAAACTATAGTGAGATATTAGAGATTATTAGAGATTATGAGGAATTATTGAAGGAGGACTAGTATGAAGTCACTAAACAATTTTACTAAACTATTATCAAAAAACTCACCAAGTATATTGACTGGATTTGCAATAACCGGTGTAGTTAGTACTGCTGTACTTGCGGGGCGTGGGGCTATTAAAGCCTCCGTACTCTTAGCAGAAGCTGAGAAAGAGAATGATGGATATTTACTGGAGCCTATGGATGTAATCAAGACAACCTATAAGTGCTTTATACCAGCCATTGTCGTTGGTGGTATAACCGTAGGGTGTATATTAGGGGTAAATACTATACACAACAGACGCACAGTTGCATTGGCAGGTGCATATTCTCTAGCCGACAAGGCATTTAGAGAGTATCAGAATAAGGTAGTTGAAACTATGGGCGAAAACAAACATATTAAGATTCGCGACGAAGTTATGAAGGACCGCATCGTCGACAACCCGCCTACGGACGGAAACATATTTAGAACTACATCTGGTGATCAATTGTTTTATGATTCGATGTCCGGTAGGTATTTTACTAGCTCCATCGAGTTTATTAGAAGGGCTCAAAACAATATTAATAATAGAATGATATCTGGTGAAATGACCGCTAGTTTGAATGATTTCTATTATGAAATAGGTCTTCCTAAGATAACCATGGGTTATGATTTAGGGTGGTCTGTAAATACCGATTTAATAGGTGTTATATTTAGTACACAATTAACAGAAACCGATAAGGCGTGTGTAGTTCTAGACTTCGAGGCAGAACCGATGTTTAAATACGGACTCGCGTAAAAAACACGTTGTATAATGAAACTAAACTAAAAATTTATAGGAGGATTTATTATGAAGAATGAAAAAGTAATTGATATTGATTCAAAAGAAGTTAGTGAGGGTAGTGAAGAAAAAAAAAAATTTAATTGGAAAAAACTAGCAATACAAGTAGGAACAGCGGTTGGCGGCTTTGTCGTCGGCGCGATCGTATTTGGTGGTCTAGGGTCTTCTGATGGAGATGATTTCGAAGACGACACTATCGACACTTCCGATTTTGGAGTTATCGGTTCTGATTCAGAATCAGTTAATTCTACGGATTAAGGTGTATTTCGAGGGGAGCTTATGCTCTCCTTTTTTGTCACGCGTAAAAAACACATTGTATAATGAAACTAAACTTTATTTATTTAAGGAGGATTTATTATGATAGGATTTGCAGTTAAAACAGTCGGCGGTATTGGTATTGGTCAGGTTGTTGGTAATGTGGTGGCTAAAACACTTCCAGCTAACGCGGGGAAACTCACGAAAGTTGCTAGTGGTATTGGTTCGGTTGCTATTGCCTACATGATCGGAGATCAATGGGATAAAACCGTTGATGAGATTGGTAAGGCTATTAATGGTATTAAGAAAGAAATGAAAGAAGAATAGTTATAAGGAGAGAGCTTAGGCTCTTTCTTTTGTTTCTCGTGAAAGGAGAATGACTCGTGAAGTGTAAACATATTTGGACAGCGTATGATATTAACAATCCGATAAAACTTAAGTGTGTTAATTGTAATGCATTTTCGATAGCTAACCCAACAATACCACATGGATTATACAGTAGAACTGTAGAGGAGATAGAAAATGGACGAATTAAGACGAAAGTATCCACCAAATTCGCATAAAAAGAAAGAAGAAGAATTACCAAAAAAGGAGATCAAACAGATAGTACGGGGTAAAGTAACCCGTAAAAAAAGAAACTATACACAAAAATTCACAGAAACTTTCTTGGGGGATGACGTGGCTAATGTAAAGAATTATATATTTCATGAAGTAATTGTTCCGGCAGTTAAGAATGCTATATCTGATTTGACTAGTGGTGGCGTAGACATGTTGTTGTTTGGAGAAGCTAGAGGTAGGCGCTCTGGTGGTAGAAACAAGAGTTCAAATTACAATTACACTAGTCATAGTCGAAGGGATCGTGAAGATCGTCCTGAGCGTAACAAAACAATGAATCGAAGAGCAGTTCACAACTTCGACGATATTGTTTTGGATACTAGAGGAGAAGCTGAAGAAGTACTTTCTAATCTGGTAGACTTAGTAGTTGACTATGGGTTTGCTAGTGTGGCAGACCTATACGCAATGATAGGTATTCCTGGAAACTATACCGATCGTAACTATGGCTGGTCGGACTTAGACACCGCAGAAGTACGTGCAGTTCGTGACGGATATTTAATTAGGTTACCAAGAACTAGATTGTTGGATTAGGGAGGAGAAGTAAATGAGAGATATGAAGTTTGATGTTGTATTTCCTAGTAAAAATTATAATTACCAAGACATAAGAGATTTATTCGAAAGCTGTCCTGAAAGTTCAGTACCTAACGTGGATGTGGTTATCGTGGGTTTTAGAGAAAGGCCTAGACGGATGGTAGTTAATGTAAATTGTAGTGCCCTAAATGACTGCTCAGTGACTACCGAGATACCCCTAGTATATCGTGTGTCTGGAATTTACAATATGTCGCCACATGTAAATATACTATATCGTGATGCACAGGAGATGTACACAATTATTAGGTTTATGAAGGATCTGGGGTTTAATGACGTAGTTACAAATGGATCTAAATTATATTTCACTAAGAAAGAAGAAGTCAAGAAACCTAATCCATCTCTATATCGCGTACACACTGACGACGTTCTTAGTCACCTAAGTGATGGCACGGATCTATATATACTTTGTAAAGTAAAGGGAATTAATGTTCCACCCCACCCAGACGTTGAGTACTACATTAAGGAGTGTGATATTCATGATACAATTTAATAAGTGTTCGGAGTGCTCACATGAGCGAAGAGGAATTAATGACAAACCGGGTATGATTGGAGGAACCACAATATGACAGAGTACAAACAGGTACCATCAAATGATATTACTATGAATTATGTTCGCGAGAACGTTGTTTATGTAAATATTGATGGTGAATTTCTTGAATTAGACAGTGTTGATCTATCAAAAGCTGATATTGGATCGATTAAATTCTATATTAAAAACGATCTCTTGAAAGGAGAATAACATTATGAATATGTCAATGGTAAAACAAGCAATGAATCGAGGTTTACTAATAACCAAAAAACATGCACCAGAAATATTAATTGGTACAGGTCTTGTAGGTATGGGTACTACGATTGTAATGTCTAGTAGAGCCACCCTAAGATACCAAGATTTACAACAAGAGCATTACGAAAAAAGGCAAGACGCAGAGTTAGCAAGAGAGAAGTTTTCAGAAGAAGAGTACTCTGAAATGGACTACAAAAAAGATATTACTATTCTCTACGTACAACACGGCGTTCAAACATTGAAACTATACGGACCAGCGATCACGATGGGTATATTCTCAGTTGGTTGTATTCTTGGTGGTTACAACGTATTACACAAGCGTAACATAGCAGTAATGGCGGCATATAAGGCAGTTGAAAAAGCATATAGTGATTACCGAGAACGTGTTATCGATCGTTATGGTGTAGACACTGATTGGGAACTGAAGCATGGTGTTGTTAAAGAAAAACAAGAATACACTGAAGAGGTCGATGGAAAAATGAAGAAGAAAAAAAGAGACGTTGCTAATATAGATCCTAATAAGATTAGTAACTATTCTAAGTTCTTTGATGAGACATGTAAAGGTTGGGATAAGAATCCTGAGTATGCAATGATGTTCCTCAAAGGTATCCAATCACAAGCGAATGATATGCTCATTGCTAAAGGTCACTTACTATTAAATGACGTATATGATATGTTAGGTATTGAGAGAACTCAAGCTGGTTGTGTCGTTGGCTGGGTTGTTTCTAAGACTGGAGATAACTTCGTAGACTTTGGTTTATACAATGGTGGTGATGAAAGCATAAGAAGATTCATCAATGGTATGGAATCTGTTGTGTTGTTAGATTTCAATGTTGACGGGGTTATTTACGATTTGATTTGAATGAACGAAGGATTCTCTGCTGTTGGTACCGGTAACCGATGGCAGGACTCTCTAAATTATCCAAACCATTATAATTAGGAGGAATAATATGAAACTATTAATAGTGTCCTCTTTGAGCTTATCTTTAGGTATTGGTATTGGTATTGTTACTACAAAATGGTACATGGATATGAGTAGTGAAAAAAACCAACAAGAGATATTAAGAGATCTGCGAAGAAGAAACAGTGAAAAAAACACTATGGAAACTAAAATTATATATAATTAGAAAAGGAGAATAATTATGAGAATAAATATTGTAGGGTTGGTCGGAGTATTAGCGTTCGTAAGCGGCGCAGGAGTTGGAGTATTTTCAACAAAAACATATTTCAAAAAGAAGTATGAGGAATTAGTACAAGAAGAAATTGAGTCTATCAGAGAAGTCCGTAATAGAAATGCTGAGAGTACAGAAGAAGATCAATATGCTGGAGAAAAACCAGAGAAGGGTATCCATGTTCCATCACGCGAGGAAGTCGATTACGAACGTAATATAACTAGATATTCTGGTGGCGAAGAGGAAGAAGTCAGAATAGAAACGTTAGATTCTGAAGGTAATCCAAATCCTTATATAATTGAGGAAGAGGAGTTCGTCACTACACCAGATACCGAGTATGAGAAAGATACTCTATATTTCTATACTCATGATGAAGTACTTATCGATGATCAAGACGAAGTGGTTACTACACCATTTATGATTATAGGTGGCGCTGCGCAAGAGTATTTCAATAAGTGTAAACATGACCCTAATATGCACAACGTAGTATATATTAAGAACGAATCAATGAATACTATGTATGAGATTATTGGTGTAGAAGCCAATTATGGGGAACTAGTTGCAGAGGAGGAATATAACATTGAACGTGATTGATGATTATTACCAATGGCTTTGTGAATTAGTAGATATTGAAGGCCATAATAATACATCGTACTGGTTACTAGCCAAGGAACTATTCAAATATCCTTTTCACTGGAATATACCACACGACCATAATCGAGAAGTTGACGGCCTTGAATTACGTGGTATATTTCTAGACTATAATGAATACGACACGTATGACATCGATGATATTCCCGGAGAATGTAGTATATTAGAAATGATTATTGCATTGTCGAAGAGGGCAGAAGGTCTTACCGAAGTCAATATGCTTGGGTGGTTCTGGGAAATCATGGAGAATCTTAGCTTCGATCAATTACCTGATGAGTATATGTATGATCATAGTGATTCTGAAGATCCCGTATGGTATATACATAAAACATTAGATAGGTTGGTACGGCGTAAGTATCGGAGTAATGGTGTTGGTGGGATGTTTCCATTAGAAAAAACTAATAAAGATCAGCGCGAAGTAGAAATATGGTATCAAATGCATGCGTATATGAATGAGAATTATCCCGTTTAGTGTTACAAAAATGAGGTAATTATTCTGTAAAACTGTAACATTTGTGACACTTTTGAAATCTCGTGAGGACGCTTACGGACGTAAAAAGTGAGAAAAAAGTAAAAGTGTTACAAAAAAGTGTAACAAGTGTGACACTTTCGAAAAAAAAGTGTAACAGCAAATTTGCCCTTTATAGCTCGTTATTGGCGATTTAAGCGATTTTGACTGATTTTGTTACACTTTTACACTTTTTTCTATAAACCTAGTAAGAGAAGAAATAATAAATATAAAAAGTTTTTAAAAAGTTACAACAAAAGTGTAACAGAAAGGAGGACTCGTGGATTTCTATCAAATAAAGGAACGAAGCACGAAAAATGGAGTTCTCGAAATATATCCAGACTTTAAGGTATGTAGATCTAATGATTTAATGATTAGAGGTAGGAATGTATATGCTATCTGGGACCAAGAACAAGGCATGTGGTCTACTGACGAATATGATGTACAAAGGCTTGTTGATGAAGAACTATACAAATACAGGGAAGGTATGCAGGGCGTTAACGAAGGATCTGTTCGTATAAAACTCATGAGTGATTTCTCTAGTAAGACGTGGTCTGAGTTTAAGAGTTATATAAATCATTTATCGGATCACTCACACCAATTAGACTCACACTTAACTTTTTCTAACGATAAAATTAAAAAAAGAGATTATGTGAGTAAGACATTACCATATCCGTTAGAGGAGGGAAATCTTGAAGGTTATGAAGAACTTATATCAACCCTATACGATCATACCGAACGTGCAAAACTCGAGTGGGCTATTGGTGCAATAATTTCTGGAGATGCTAAAGATATACAGAAGTTCATTGTACTTTATGGCGAAGCTGGAGCGGGAAAATCAACAATACTTAATATTATCCAGAGGTTGTTCGAGGGATACTATACTACCTTTGATGCAAAGGCACTTACCTCTAATAGTAATGCCTTCTCAACAGAAATATTTAAAAACAACCCACTCGTCGCTATACAGCATGACGGAGACTTATCGAAGATTGAAGATAATACAAAACTTAATTCAATAGTATCACATGAAGACATGACCATGAACGAGAAGTACAAACCTTCTTACATGTCTAAGATAAATTGTTTCTTATTTATGGCAACCAACAAACCTGTAAAAATAACAGATGCTAAGTCTGGTATCATAAGAAGACTTATAGATGTTAAACCATCAGGTAGAAAATTACCACCACACTCGTATCAAGCAGCAATGTCTAAAATAAATTTCGAACTAGGTTCTATTGCATCTCATTGTTTAAAAAAATATCAATCTATGGGTAAGAATTATTACTCTGACTATAGACCACTAGATATGATTATGCAAACAGATGTATTCTATAATTTTGTAGAGGGGAGTTTCTTTGTGTTTCAAGAACAAAATGGAGTTACACTATCACAAGGCTACACGATGTATAAAGAGTATTGTGATGATTCATTAGTGGAATACAAATTACCAAAACATAAATTTAGAGAAGAGCTTAGAAATTACTTCAGAGAGTTTCATGACATAAAAAGAATTGATGGTAAGCAAGTGCGAAACTACTATCATGATTTTATAGAAGAAAAGTTTACATCCATTACCAGAGAGTTAGATGAAGATGAAAAAGAACACCAATATTCTTTAGTGTTAGATTCTAAGGAATCACTATTAGATGATATATTAAAGAATTATAAAGCACAATACGCTACAAAAACAGAAGTACCAAAGAATAAGTGGTCTGATGTTAAGACTAAATTAAAGGATATTGACACAAAAAAGATACATTATGTTCAACCACCAATAAATCACATAGTTATAGATTTTGATATTAAGGATGAAGAAGGTAATAAATCCTTAGAAAAAAACATTGAAGCGGCTAGTTTATGGCCAGCTACATATGCCGAATTAAGTAAAGGCGGCAACGGTATTCATTTACACTATATTTATACCGGTGATCCAGAAGAACTTAGTATGGTATATGATGACTATGTAGAGATAAAGGTATTTAAAGGGGATTCATCACTCAGAAGAAAATTAACAGTATGTAATAAATTAGACATCGCTGAAATTAATTCTGGATTACCCTTGAAAGGAGAAAAGATGATAAACTTTACAACAGTTAGGAACGAGAAGGCTATAAGAACTTCTATAATTAAGGCATTAAGAAAGGAGATCCACCCTAATACAAAGTCTAATATAGATTTTATATTTAAGGTTCTAGACGATGCTTATATAGCAGGTATTAAGTATGATGTTACCGATCTTAGACCGGCAATAATGGCTTTCGGTAATATGAGTAGTAATCAATCATCTATATGTATGAAGACTATAGGTAAGATGAAATTCAAATCCGATGAACCAAGTGACGATCATGGTAAGTTTGAAAAAAACGAGCTAGTGTTCTATGATGTGGAGGTACTTCCAAATTTTCTTGGTGTGGTATATAAGAAAAAAGGAAAACCTACAGTTAGACTATACAATCCAGAACCACATCAATTAGAAGAGTTGATGAAGTTTATGCTTGTGGGGTTCAACGTTAGGCGATATGACAATCATATTATTTATGCTAGGTATATAGGATACACCATCGAACAGGTGTATAATCTTAGTAAAAAAATAATAGAAAAAAGTAATAATGTAATGTTTGCAGAAGCATACGGCATTTCTCATGTAGACATATATGAGATGGCACTAACAAAACAAAGTTTGAAGAAGTGGCAGATAGAACTAGGTCTGAAACATAAAGAATTAAAGATCGGGAATGAACCTGTAGATAAAAATCGAATAGAAGAAATAATGGAATATTGCGAGAATGATGTAATAACCACAGAACAACTATTCGATCACTTGTCGGATGAATATAATACCAAATTAATATTATCAGAACTTAGTGGTCTATCACCAAACGATACTACTCAGAAACATGCAGCTAAGATTATATTTGGTAATGATACGAATCCTCAGAAGAAGTTCATTTACCGAGATCTATCTGAAGAGTTTCCGGGATACAAATTCGATATGGGTAAGAGTACTTATCGAGGCGAAGATGTTAGTGAGGGTGGGGAAGTATATGCTGAACCTGGAGTATATAGTAAAGTCGCACTACTAGACATTGCGTCACAACACCCAAACAGCTTAATACAAATGAATCATTTCGGACCATATACCAAAAAAGTTGTAGAACTAGTAGAAGCTAGAATAGCAATAAAGCATGGTGAATATGAAAAAGCTTCTAAGATGTTAAACGGTATATTAGCTAAGTATCTAGATGGTAGTAAAGAATCTGCCGATAGATTATCTACTGCCCTGAAAAGAGTTATCAATATAATATATGGTTTAACAGCAGCAACATTCGACAACCCATTCAAAGACCCTAGAAATATTGATAATATCGTTGCAAAAAGAGGAGCACTGTTCATGATAGATCTGAAACATGCAGTGTGGGAACAAGGCTATAGTGTAGCCCACATAAAAACAGATTCTATAAAGATACCCAATGCTGACGATAAGATAATAGACTTTGTTATATCTTTTGGTAAGAAGTATGGTTATGACTTTGAACATGAAGCAACCTTCGATAGGATGTTCCTAGTTAACAAAGCAGTTTATATTGCTAAGTATGGATGGACACCAAAAGAGAAGTTGATAGGAACTTGGACTGCTACTGGTACACAGTTCGCAGTTCCATATGTATTCAAGACATTATTCTCAAAAGAACCAATAGAGTTTAGAGATTTATGCGAAGTAAAGAGTGTAACCACAAGTCTTTATCTAGACTTTAACGAGAAATTACCAGAAGGTGAGCATGATTATAATTATGTAGGTAAAGTAGGTATGTTCTGCCCGGTTAAACCTAACGTTGGTGGTGGATTACTCATGAGAGAAAGTAGTGATAAATCTGGCTCTATAGTATATCACGCTGCTACTGGTAGTACTGGCTATAGGTGGAAGGAAAGTGATATGATCGAGGTCTTAGATATCCACGATGAAATCGATATGTCTTACTTCACTAAACAAGTAGACGAGGCACGAGATGCTATATCTAAATATTGTGACTTTGAGCAGTTTGTAACTAGTGATAATTTCTATATCAACAACGTTATAGAAATGCCTTGGGATTAAAGGAGAACGATTAACATGAGAAAAAGTATAACTATTAAGGATGCAAAGATAGGAACTGGTAATTTTAGAAACTTTTCTGGAGAAGAAAGAAAATTTAATAATGCAGGAAAAAGAAACTTCTGCTTATTCCTAGAGCAGGATATTGCTGATGATTTAGAAGAGGATGGTTGGAATGTTAGATATCTAGACCCTCGAGATGAGGGGGATGACCCAATTCCTTATTTATCCGTTGCTATAAACTATGGTGTTAAACCACCTAAGATAGTAACAGTTACTAGTAGAGGTCAAACAATACTCGACGAAGAAGATATTCATATATTAGATTGGGCCGAGTTTGAAAAAGTAGATCTTATAATAAATGGTAGTGCTTGGGAGATAAATGGAAAGAGTGGCGTAAAGGGTTATGTCGATACCATGTACATCACCATATCAGAGAATGAATTAGAGTTGATGTATAATGACATCCCCGAAATAGCCGAACACGAAGATGGGTATTAAACTAGACCCACACCAATTGAAAGCAATAGAAGAACTCGATTCCGGTTCCGTCCTTAGGGGCGGCGTCGGTTCGGGTAAATCTAGAACCGCACTGGCCTATTATTATTTGAAAGAAGGTCTAGGTGGTTTAGTAATAAACGATAAAGGCACCACGAAGCCCATGCAAAAACCAAAGGATCTATATATTATAACAACCGCTAAAAAAAGAGATAGTTTAGATTGGGAAGACGAAATGCTTCCATTTATATTAAAAAAAGACAAGATACTTATAACGGTTGATTCGTGGAACAATGTTAAAAAATATATAGATGTTAGAAATGCATTCTTTATATTTGATGAGCAGAGAGCTATCGGATCTGGAACTTGGTCTAAATCTTTTATAAAAATAGCTAAAAAAAACAGATGGATATTGTTGAGTGCAACTCCCGGTGATGTATGGATGGATTATGTACCTATATTTGTTGCTAACGGTTTCTATAAGAACCGAAGTGAGTTTATAAGAGAACATGTAGTATATAGTAGATATGCTAAGTATCCAAAAATAGATAAATATGTGAATCCAGGAAAACTAATAAAACTCAGAAAACAAATAACCGTCATGATGCCCTTCTCAAGAAAAACAATACCCATTAACAAAACAATAAAAGTGGACTATGATGAAGAAGACTTCAAAACCGTATTTAAGAGGAGGTGGAATATTTATAAGGATAAACCAATTAAAGAAACTAGTGAACTATTCCACACTATGAGAAAAGTCACAAATAGTGATCCCAGTAGATTGCGGGCAGTTAAAGCACTGATAAAAAAACACAACAAGGTTATAATATTCTACAACTTTAACTATGAGTTAGATACATTAAGAACTCTCTCGAAAGATAAGAGTTTGGAAGTTGCAGAATGGAATGGACAGAAACATGAAATGGTACCTACTAGTACTCGTTGGGTATACCTAGTTCAATACACAGCTGGCGCTGAGGGTTGGAACTGTATAACTACCGATACTATAATATTCTATTCACTTAACTATTCATACAAGATTACAAATCAAGCGGCTGGTAGAATAGATAGAATGAATACACCATTCACAGAACTATACTATTATAAATTAGTTAGTGATTCAGAAATAGACAAGGCAGTAGCCAGTGCTCTTTCTAAAAAAAGAAACTTTCACGAGAAGGGTTTTGTTATAAATTAGCCCCTCGCGTGAGAAACACACTCTATAATAGAAGGATAAGACTCACACTCTTATCCTATATTTTTTGAAAAAAAGGGAGACTTTACATGTTAGAAAGTAAATTTCAATCTGATCTTATAAAAGAATTAGAAATAATATTTGAAGGATGCGTTGTATTAAAAAACGATCCAACATACATACAGGGTTTTCCAGATTTGTTATTATTATATAATGATACCTGGGTTGCATTAGAAGTAAAGAGAAGTATAAACTCACCCTATCAGCCTAATCAAGAATACTATTTAGATCTTTTAAATAATATGTCTTATGCATGGATGATATGCCCACAGAACAGAGAGGAGATATTAGATGAAATGGAGAGATCACTCAAAGCTTAAAGGTCTTCACGCCTTTCTAAGTGCTAGTAAGTATCATTGGATAAATTATGATGACGAGAAGTTAGAAAAAACATTTAATAGTTTTCTAGCAGCAGAGCGTGGAACACGTTTACATGAGTTTGCTAGTGAAGCGATAGCCTTAAATCAAAAATTACCAAGAACACCGTCGACACTTAATATGTTCGTAAATGATGCAATTGGTTATAAGATGGATACCGAAAAAACATTATATTATTCGGATAATTGTTTTGGTACTTGTGATGCTATATCATTTAGAAAAAATCTTTTGAGAATACATGACTACAAATCAGGAGTTACTAAGTCTTCATTCTCACAACTCGAGATATATGCGGCGTTATTCTGTTTAGAGTATGGATACAGCCCAAACGATATAGACATCGAATTAAGACTATACCAATCAAACCTTGTAGATATTCACATTCCAGAACCAGAAGCGATATTATATATAATGGAGAAGATAATAGCATTTGATAAGATGATCGACCAAATCAAATTAGGGGAGTGATATTAATGTTTATAAAACACTACGGTACACCTAGGCATTCTGGAAGATATGAATGGGGTAGTGGAGAAAACCCGTATCAAAGAAGTAGTAACTTTCTAGCAGCAATAAAAGAACTTAGCGATGAAGGTTTAAAAGAATCCGAAATAGCTAAGGGTTTAGGTATGAAGACTGATGAATTAAGAGCTAGAAAAACCAGTTCTATAGCTATAAAAAGGGCAGCTGATTCTTCTTTGGCCATGAAGCTAAAGGATAAAGGCATGTCTAACGTGGCAATAGGAAAGCGTATGGGTATAAATGAATCTTCCGTAAGATCTCTATTAGATCCGGCTATAAAGGCTAAAAGCGAAGAAACATTCAATACCATGAACATGTTAAAGAATAAGGTCGCAGAAAAGAAGTATATAGATGTCGGTGTTGGTGTTGAACGAAATATTGGTATATCTAGAACCAAATTAAAGTCCGCTATAATATTATTACAGGACGAAGGTTATCAGGTACATAAAGTTTTTGTAAAACAAGTAGGTACTGGTAAGATGACTACAGTATTGGCACTAACAGAACCAGGAGTAGATAAAAAAGAAGTATTCCATAACATGGACAAGATACAACAAATAAACGACTATACACCAGACAAAGGTATGACTTATTACGGTTTAAAACCAGTTCAAAGTATAAGTTCTGATAGAATTAAAATCAGGTATGCAGAAGACGGTGGTGATAAGAAGGATGGTGTGATGGAGCTGCGTAGAGGTGTGGATGATCTTTCTCTAGGTGACTCGAGGTATGCACAAGTTAGAATAGGTGTAGACGATACACACTATCTAAAAGGTATGGCCGTATATGGTACCGACTTACCAAAAGGTGTAGACATAGTCTTCAATACAAATAAATCATCCGATACCCCGAAGATGAGTGTATTAAAGAAGATGGAAGTAGATGAGAATGGTACGATAGATTTGAAGAATCCTTTCGGAGCACAGATAAAGTCTGGTGGACAGCGAGGGGCTTTGAACATAGTTAATGAGGAAGGTGATTGGACTACTTGGAAGAAGTCACTATCATCACAGGTACTATCTAAACAAAAACCGGAAATAGCTAAGAAACAACTAGATCTAGCATACGAGGCTAAGAAACTAGACTTTGATTCTATTAAAGAAGTCACTAGTCCCGAGGTTAAACGCAAGTTATTAATGGCTATGGCTGACGGTGCAGACTCTGCCGCTATACATCTAAAGGCTGCTGGACTACCAAGACAGGCATCATATGTTATACTACCATTTGATGATCTAAAAGACAATGAGGTTTATGCTCCACACTTTAGACCAGGCGAAAAGGTAGCACTCATAAGATACCCACATGGCGGTAGGTTTGAGATACCTGAACTAACTGTCAATAATCGAGCAAAAGGACCCAATGAAGTAATAAAACAAGCCAAGGATGCAATAGGTATAAACTCTAGAGTAGCTGAGAGACTTTCGGGTGCCGACTTCGACGGTGATACTGTACTGGTAATACCCAATAACAATAGGGACATACTAAATAGTCCACCTTTAAAAGCACTTGAAGACTTCAACCCTAGAGTACAGTATGCCGGTTTCCCTGGTATGAAGAAGATGACTACTACTGGTCTAGAGATGGGATTAATTTCTAACTTAATAACAGACATGACCATAGCTGGCGCTACAAATGATGAGCTTGCTAGAGCTATTAAGCATTCTATGGTAGTTATAGATGCCGAGAAACATGGGTTAAACTATACACAATCATACAAGGACAACAACATAGCTAAGTTAAAGCGAGACTATCAAGGTAGTGCTAGAGGGGGCGCAGTAACTCTAGTATCTAAGGCTAAGAAGAACGTTAAGATACCGGAGAGGAAAGAAGGCATCATAGTAACGGACCCTGTAACCGGGAAGACTAAGAGGCAGTACATAGACCCTAAGACTGGTGAGAAACTGTACTGGGAGACTGGTAACACCTACGTAAACAAGGAGGGTAAGGAGATAACCCCCCATACCAAGGTACCCCTCATGTCAATCACAAAAGATGCCCATACTCTTTCATCAGGCACTCAAATGGAAAAGGTTTATGCAGATTATGCTAATAGTATGAAGAAGTTAGCTAATGATGCACGTCTAGAACTACTGAAGATAGAGACGGCTAAGGTATCCCCTTCCGCTAAGAAGGTGTATGCTAAAGAAGTACAAGAGTTAAAGGCCCATTTGAACACTGCTTTAAAGAACAAACCTAAAGAAAGACAAGCACATCTAATAGCAAATAGTGTTATAGAAGCTAAAATTAGAGACAACCCTAAGCTTGAGGATGATGACCTAAAGAAGATCAAATGGAAGGCCTTAGCAGAGGCTAGACACAGAGTAGGTGCTAATAAGATACCTATTGACATAACACCACGACAATGGGAAGCAATACAAAACAGAGCTTTAAGTAGTAACATTATAACTCAAATCTTTGACAATGCAGATCTAGATCAACTCAAAGCTTACGCAACACCAAGAGAAGACAATAAAGTTTCTGCTGCAATACTTGCAAACGCAAGAGCTCGACTTGCTCGTGGTTACACACAATCTGAAGTTGCTGATGCTTTAGGTATTTCAATATCAACCATCAATGATCTGTTATAAGAAAGGAGCTCATATATGAAGGTATCTATGTTAACGACAGAAGACAATCCGTTTGATCCGTTCGACAACTTCGATGAGTGGAATGCTTATGATCAGTCGATGGGTTACAACACCTGCTCATACTTAGCTCGAATAGCTATTACTTCACATGATCTAAGTCCTGCAGATGAACAAGTTGCTCTTAATGATGCAATTGATGAAATTTTAGAATTTAATGTTTTAGGAAATTATAAGAAAGTTGAGAAAGAAATAGGAAGTCCGTATCTTTAAAGACATAGGGGGGGG